CGATGCGTTTAGCGTCGGCTCGGACGCAAATTCTCGACCCATATGCCAATAATTCAACGAGGTTCGAAACTCTCCTGCGACCTGGCTCGGCTGCTCCCGATACTCTCGATATCGGTCCTGATACCCGAACACGTTATCACCATTGGTACTATCGGCGTATATCTCGTTTACCTTCACCTCCTGCTGGCCGATATGCTGAAACTCTTTCTGGAAGAAGTCTTCGCGATCCTGTCTCAGAAAATGCCTAGGGATGCCGCTCGTGTACACACTCCTTGGACGCACACTGAACATCGTATGGATGTACCCGTGTTCGGTGAAATGACGTCTGTATGCATTTCCGCGCATATTTGCAAGGCCGTGACCGTACATGTCACCAACGCCAAAATCAGTACCGCCGCCCACGCTAGTCTCGGGGCCAGTTTGAAGCACTTCCGAAATCTGGACACGAGTTGAGCCGCCACCCAGAAATTCCGGCTTATTAAGGCGACCATCTTCAGGAGTAATACCAAAGACATAGCGCAAGTACTCCGGGTACCTGGAACCGTAGAGCGCTCGGTTTTCCTGATATCGTTGCAGGGCAAGCGCTCTTCGTAGCTCGTTTACGTCAGTTCCCGTCGCATTCGACAAATCCGCGTAAACGAAAGGTGGCGTATCCGGGTCGCTGTCCGTGACGTCAACGTAGCCCTGTCTGTAATCAGTATTCGTTTGGTCCGATACATTAGTTGACGCGTTCGTTATAGCCCCGGTGGGCACATCCGACGTGTCGTAGCCCAGACCCTCTACGGGTGCTCGGTCACCCAAAGGTAATGATACCGCCGCGCCTTTTTGTAGCCACGGTCTCGCCGTAGTGAAATAGTCCTTCTCCCACCCTATTTTCGGCAGGGTGTTTGCCGCCAGCGCCCGCTCTGTCCCAAGGTCTTGGTCCCGGTACATCTCGTTCCAAATGTGATTGAATCCAATCCACGGTATCAAACTGACATTAATGCCCGCTACGTTCGGCACGCCGAAAAAGTCCTGTAGACCCTTTCCCTGCGACCCCGTGGTATATGTTGGAATCGTCTTCGCATCAGTACCATCTGGTCCGCCTGTGATGAAGTCTTCCCACCAATCATAATCACCGTTATAGACCAGCAACGCTAACCTGTGAGGAAGAAAAAAATGGTGGACTCTTACACTAATGTCATGCATTACCGGGGTCGCCATCGGCGACAACCGCACCATGCAATCCGTTGCGTGTTGAATCGTATCTCCAGGCAAGACCTCGATGAGCCCCGCCGGGTACAATAGACCCATTCGCGCGGTGAGCATCCGATAATGACTTAGGTTATGTTTATATCGTTTCATTACAATCGGTATCCTACTCTTCCCGGCGCCCTTAGACGTGCGCGTGTGTATCCTCGTCGGGTGCGACGAATTGTTCGTCTTCGCCCTGCTCTTCCTCGACGCCGATTTCGGGTATATCTTCTGGCCATTGTTTATCTCCTTCTCTGTTGTCTAACAAAATGACGATGACGCTGTCTCCGTGCATGATGTACTTGCCTTCGAATCTCTTGTATTCGCGCCCTACGCGTAGCACGCCTGCCGTGCGCCCTTGCCTCTTCATCTGTCATCCCCTTTTTGAACTTCCGCTGCGAGTCCCACAGGTTGCGACTAATCGCGTTTCCTAAAAAATCACCTGTGGACATCATTGAAAAAAGAAACTCCCCGAATTCACCGAGCTCCTCCTCTACCACCGAGGCCGGGGAGTAATTTCCAGAGGTCCTTACAGGCTTACCGCCCATAGTAATATCAACCACATTAGGAGGAGCAGTAACAGGCTTCCGTGCGCTACCTTGCCCGAATTCTCCCGCCTTGTAATGGGTTTGTCCAAGCGACTCCGAAAAGGCACCTTTATCATGTCGTGTTTTCTCCTTCAACAACGCCAACTTCGATAATGCCGCCTGCTCTTCCGTAATCCGTGTCTCCGTCTGCAGTCGTTCGATCTCAGCCTCTACTCGTCGCCGATTAAGCGCTCGGTCTTTCCTAACTTCGGCGGCTTCCGCTTTCGCCTCTCGCTCACGAGCCGCAGCCGATATAGTATTAGCAACAGCCTGACCCGCCGACGCGATACCGTCACCTTCAAAACTACCCGTGGCAGTCTGACCCGGAATGGTGGCCGCAAAACCACCACCACCCGATGCCGCACCAAGCGCGTAGAGTGGATGGATTCCCGCTTTTTGGGCGTCCGCCACCGTGTACTGAAGCCGATTTTTAACGAGCGCCCACTGGTCCGCTCGGTTTTGCTGATAGAAACCATCTTGCCTAGCCCGTTCTAGGTCTGCGTCTTTGTTACCACCAAACAATCGCCCGAACAACTTAGAACCCGCGGATATAAGACCCGACTGCACTACAGGATTTGATAAAAATGCAACCATTTAACACCTCACTCTCGACATCGCGGTTCGCCGGTAAGGTCCCCGGGGCCCGCCTCTGCCGCCTTTGCCCGTGGCAAAGATAACCTCTTTTCGGGTTTTACGCTGCTGGCAGAGACGAGGAGGGCGACCCCGAGAATGCTTCAAACTAATCACCACTCGTCTCCCTTGAAACCTGAAGGGAGTGAACTGTACCACCTTGCCTGCTACGGCTGGCGCGTAAGTAACTCTGATTGGCTCGCGGACGTCCGCGCCTCTAAGGACCGAAAGCCGTCTTCGCCGAGCAACTCCTGTTGCGCTTCGCCCAAGGCGCGATACGCCGCGTCCAACCTTTCCATGTCCTCTTGCACCGTCAACAGGTCTTGCCGGAGCCATCTTAACTTGCGGAGTACTTCGTACTGCAACACCTCTAGGTCTGCCCCTTCGTTTCGCCATATACTTTGCTCCTCATAGCGTTCTATTTCCTCTTGCACCACGCCTAACAAGCTTATTCTCGCGTAGTCTAGCTTGTTCCAAAACCCTTTCATCATGACGTTCATAACGCTCTACCTCCAGTCCGAGCATATGAGCTCTTTCGTTTGGATTGTTGGGTATCCCCAACACCTTTCGCATCCGCCTCACCATGTACATATCCAGCGGATATACCTTGCCGTCGATTCGCACCGTCTTAGCAATATCCCCATGCTCCGTCAAGTATTTGGACCCCGGTCCGTTCATATACCACGTCGCCATACGGTCTGCGTAGTTTGCCGCCAACCCTGGCTTCCTCGAGGTTAGCGCTCGCTCCGGCTCTCTTTCCCCTAGGGAATAACTATTCTTATTCAGCTTTTTGGTTACATATCCACACGTATATTGAATCGTGTGTTTGTTAGCTTCCCCGACGTGCGCGAACCCGTACGCCCACTCCTTCTCCACAAAATGGAATGCCGCTTCAATAGGTACGCCAAAGAGTATCGCGTGATAGTGTGGACGCTGACTTTCGTCACCGTACTCCCCCACCATGAAGAACCGAAATGACACCTTATGACGCAGTTTCTTGGCAAACTTTTGCCAATGCGAATAATCAAGCGTCATTTCCCATGGGTCATCGACGAGAATCCCCTCTCTCATTGGGAGATTATCGTCGTCGTATGTAAGGGTAACAAAAGAGGAGCCCTGAGGGTGCTCCTTCGCCTCGAGCAGAATGCGCGCCATCCATGCTCTTTGCTTGTTTATCCGACAGGGTAAACACCGACCGCAGCCGGTGTACCCATAGTCGGTCTGGATGGGCCTAGGACATATCATAATTGGGAGTGATTGTGTCACTCCCACTAGTGGCTATCAAGTAGGCCACTAGGCCGGCTTCTGCCCGCCCAACGCTTCGATTTGCGCTTTCGCTTCCTCCAACTCCTTCTGGAGTTCAGCGACATTTGCCGGAGCTGGGTCTAGCCCGACTGGCTCCTGCCCCTCCGGTGCCTCTGGCACCATCGTTCGCATGGGCTCGCCCATCTCGTCTTCCTCGAAAGCCCCAGGCATCTGGAAGTCGTCGAACTCCTCCATCGTCTCGATTTCGTTCGACTTCGGCCCGTACATCAAATGATAGTGTTTGACGTGCTCGCGCACCATCTCTTTTAAGTTCATGGGCGCGTTATCCGGGCTCTGCGCGAGTTCATGAGGCGTCGGGTCCGGCTCTTCCTTGGGTCGTAGTCGGAGCGCCTCCAGGAGGCGCTCCCTTCGTGATTTATGTTCCATCGTTGCTCCTAAATAATCTTGTTTCGCCCGCCTGGCTCCACATGTCGTCGTGCCACGCATCGGTGGTTCAACATCACCCACAGGCTATCCGCCTGTGAATGGCTCACGTTAAATATCCGATCGGTCGCGTCGCACTCGACAAACGATGCGTTTAGCGTCGGCTCGGACGCAAATTCTCGACCCATATGCCAATAATTCAACGAGGTTCGAAACTCTCCTGCGACCTGGCTCGGCTGCTCCCG